TGGATCTCGCCCCATGATGGTCCTATCTCTGCATCTACTTTCAAAGGAACTTTAAGTTCTACGGTATTTTCCATAACTTCTTTGATCCGTGATGCGTGTTCCTCGTTTTGAATAGAACAATTCAATTCATCATGCACTTGTATGTGGGATATGATCCCCTCTTCATACAAATCAACCATCGCTTTCTTAGTCATATCAGCACTAGAACCTTGAATCAACCTATTTAATGCCTTATATGTCCATGCTCTTTTCAAATCACGTCCATATTCTTTCTCTGCTTCCCATAACGGTAAGGCTTTATGAATACCAAAGGCGCGTGGTTCCCATAAATCAAAGCGACATTTACGTCCAAGAAGAGTACGTAAGAAACCTACATTCTCTGCTTTCCGTGTTGCTTGTTCCATTAATTGTTTTACAAAAGGTACATTCGCATGAAACTTTGCGAATAAATCTTCTGTTTCATCTCTATCTAAACCTAACTCGCTAGATAACTTACCTTTACCCATGCCATACATCATACCAAGATTAATTGTCTTGGCTGTTCTACGGTCTATGCCCGCCATATCGGCAACGGCTTGATGGAAATCTGGATCTTCTGTTTTATAAGATTCGATAACCTCGTCGGCGCCTTTCAAACCGCCACCGGTAAGCGCGGCGAAGTGGACAAGAACACGAGGCTCTTGTTGGCTATAGTCAAATGACCCCCACCTGCAACCTTCGTCTGG